CCTCATAGTATCTTCGGATAAACTATGATTTTATGTAAGTGTTTTAACAGCACATAGTAAACATTTTAACGGGTAATACAGCTTACCAGCCTTCCATCGGTTTTATATATATCCGACTGGTTGGTAGTCCTGTAACCCCCGTAGTTTACATAATAGTGAACTCGATTAAGATGTTCGTTAATATGCGTATGTTAAAGTGATCCGAGTTATACAAGGTAAACTTTTTCTATTCCTCTTTAAAGAGATCTCACTTAACACTCACAGGTTCATGTTGGTATAAAGAGAACATATATTGATCTTGCTCATTGTATTTCATACTTTGAACAGTTTCTTTATATGTCATACCTTTACACATACCATGTCCAGGTGAGTGGAAAGTTGAGAGAAACTTTGCCAGGTCTTTTGCAAACTTACGTGAAGCTCGAGCCACCATAAATGAAGATCTTTGAGAAAATACTGAATCATCAATGGGTAAAACCATTAAATTCAGTAAAAACCTAAGGTCTGCTATACCAGATGATATAGAAGACTCTATAGGTTCAGGAATTTCTGAAAATTCTAATTGAACTTTCGAACCTCCTGTCGAAGATTCATTTACAATGACCTTGCTCACAGTTGCATCAGAACCGACATAAGCTAACTTTAAATCGGATTCAAAAGCCTTAGATAACAACCTATCCTTTCGGTCCAAAAGGCCGTTATAACATACATACAATGGAATTGAATTAATTACATCGTAGTACGAATAAAGGGAATTATAGGTCTGGTCACTATTTAAAATTGGTTGTAAAGTAGTTCAACTAAGATTAAGGATGTAATAGGCTAACCGATGGGAAATATATCCTAAAGGCTTACCTCTACCATGCTCTAATTCTCGTTGTTCGAATACAGATAATGTCTTCTTACGTATAAACTTTGACAATGCTTCAAAAGCAATTGTTGAATCATCTATACAAGAAGGAATATCGGAAGAATAAGCTTTACCTAGTGTTTTAAACGCACTAGCTAAATCTAACTTCCTCTGTATTATTAATAATACAGTTTGTATTCCAATACTCTCATTTACAAGCTTCTTCACGTTACGTGAAGGACGTTGTAAAATACGAGTATAAAAACTACTAACGCAATCTTGAACAGGACCTATACCGTAAGCTCTAGTTTGAATCTCCATGTAGAAATTAGTTACTAAAGATAAGTCTTTGTGAACTTCCTCCATAGCCGAAATCGGATAAGGGGATATAGAACACATAACACCATCTTTTTCGTAATAATATCTTTTGGCAAATTCATAGAACTTACTGGACATATGAGACTTAGATGGAGAGATATTTACGCCCAATGTAGACATGATGTCATAGTATTGGAGTGCAATAAAATGATTGTAAATCATAATATCGTCACCTAATAGTATGTACTGTGCATGTCGCCAACTCATATTGTATTTTTTACAAATAAAGTAAATAATAAAATGATGAGAGATGGCAAACGATGCTCAAGAACTGTAGAACCCTAACGGGTTACCTACAGTCCATTTATAATCATGTTCCATATAGGTAAAAGATCGATCTACCATAATTGTACGTCATAAATCCACATAATATTTTGGAAAACGACCCTC